CAGCTGGTTGGTGGCCGCACTTGTGGCGTTGTAAAATCAATCCACTTACAGACAGTCAAGAATACAAAGACATACTCAATCAGATCAAAGTTGATACTGATCCAATAACTGGAAACACCGGAAATGTAACACTGGGTTCGGTCACTAGCATTATTAACAAGTACATTGAAATCAATGATGCCATTTTACGCGAAGCCGAAACCAATGTTCCATTTTCTGGTTATGATGTAGATCATATTTACATTAAGCCTACAACTCCGGACGGTGAGTATCCAAGTGACCCAACCGGCATTACTGCTGACAATGCAACTATAACCGCTGATAATATAATCTTAGAAACAGACTCTAGTATAGACAGCCCAGATGCCACAGTAGAAGGATATTTGACCGGAGATGGTCGAGCACCAAACGGATTACCTGTTTATTCTGGTATTGCTTTTCCTACTAATCCTACTGTAGGCGATTTTGCATTAAGGACCGATTACTTACCAAATAGATTGTTTAGATGGGACGGTCGTCGCTGGGTCAAGATTGAAGACAATGTTCGAACAACACTTACACCAGGACCGGCCAATCAAACATTACGCAGCGGTTTTGTAAACAACACAGAAACTTATGTGAATAACACTGGTAATGTCGCAGTAAGACAAAGTTTAAGCAAAGCATTAAGACCTAAGGCAGACAACTAATGGCTCAACAGTTTTTTTATGATGCGCAAATACGCAGATTTTTGGTTCAGTTTATTCGTATTGTGAGCAATTTTGAGGTCGAATTTGGCGCGGACCGAGAAGGGACTAGAACACTACAGCGAGTACCTGTTTATTACGGTGACCCTAGTCGTCAAGGTGCAACTATACTACGCGGCAACAGCGAAAATATACTAAGTGCAGTTCCTGCAATGAGTGCCTATATTAGTGGATTTACTTACTCCCAAGACAGAATGCAGGAACCTTCTTTTGTAAGTAAGATGTCTATTAGAGAAAGAAGTTACGATGCAGAAACAGGTCTTTATGGTAATCAACAAGGTGATAGTTACACTGTAGAAAGACTTATGCCTGTGCCATATAATCTAGAAGTTAAACTAGATATATGGACAAGTAATACTGAACAAAAGATGCAGTTGATTGAACAATTGGCTGTATTATTTAATCCTTCATTAGAAATACAAAGTACAGATAATTACATAGATTGGACTAGTCTAAGTTATGTTCAACTAACAAATGTATTATGGACTTCTAGATCTGTTCCGTCTGGAGCAGAAGAACCAATTGACATTGCCACACTGACATTTGATATGCCAATTTGGATTAGTGCCCCGGCCAAGGTGAAGCGTTTAGGAGTTATACAAAAATTTGTAGGTAGTATATACGATGAACAAGGAGCATTTAATGATGATACCCTTCTTGTAAATCTAGCCTCTAGACGTTACGTAACTCCGTTAGACTATGGAGTTTTTTATTCTGGTAATCAACTTAGGCTTCTAAAAAAACAAGAAATTGTAGATAATAACGATAACATAATTGAAGTAGCTCCTCCTGTTACTTGGAAATCGCTAATAGAAATTTACGGAACACTGATAACAGGTAGTTCTGAAATTAGATTAATGTTACCTACGGAGACAGAATTAATAGGCACTATTGCGTATCATCCGACAGACCCTTACATACTATTATTTGAAGTTTTTGAAGATACTGCTCCTGTAAATACAATTCAAGCAGTCGACGCAGTAATAAACCCATTAAATGTAAAAGTAGATAGTAATTTATTGTCTCCGGCTAATAATACAAGATATCTATTAACAGATTCCATTGGTGATATAGGTAACGTTGAAGGTAGTATTGTTTGGGGTAACCTAGTTGCAAATGCCAATGACATAATTCAATATACAGGATCAGAATGGCAAGTTGTATTTGATAGTCAAAATGAAAATTTAACGGAATATGTAACAAATACATTGTCAGGAGTTCAGTATAGATGGACTGGCGAAGAGTGGGTCAAGGCAGTAGAAGGTGTTTATCGAGGTGGAGAGTGGAGTCTAATCATATAGGATGTGGTGCTTTAGTTTATAGTACTCAAACAAGAAGATACTTGTTTTTGTTAAGAAATCAAAAGAGACATGCTGGCTCATGGGGGTTAGTTGGTGGAGGAGTCGAACCTGGTGAAAGTCCCGTTGAAGCCCTGCGCAGAGAAATAATTGAAGAAATTGGCGCAGTTAAAATACAAAAAATTATTCCATTAGAAAAGTTTACAGCCGATAACACAAATTTTGAATACCATACATATTTACTTGTAGTAGATCAAGAATTTGTACCACAGTTAAACAACGAACATAGAGGATATGCCTGGACTGCAATTAGCGATCATCCTAAACCTCTACATCCTGGAGTTTGGCGAACATTTAGTTTTCGAAGTATTGTAGATAAAATTGCAACATTTGAAAATGTTATATGTCGGCTTCAATCACAAATTGTCTAAAATCAATTTGTCTATAGTTTAAACAATCTTTCCATACTGCCGGTGCTCTAAATGTTTTAGTTGGGCATACTCTAATAAATTCAGTGTCTGAATAGACATTCATTACAGTCTGAAGACTTCTTACCCAGTAACTTTCATTAATAGGAACATCTAGTGCTGGGTAGTTGGCAGTGCCTGCAAACATATTATAGTTGTTGTTAGGCGTGTCAATGCCGTCGAATCCCAGCATAAACACTTTTCTATGACCGTCAAATGCAGCCATATAGGCTGCAATGGCTCCAGCATTGAAATTTGGATTTTGCGGTAAAAAATTAAACTCGCCGGGATATTTTTCTAAATAGTTGGCATTAGCGTAATTTATTCCAGATTTTTCCATTTTTGTTTCGGCAATTTCTTTTATTATACCATCACCAGTACAGGCAATGAAATCCAATTTAAAGTTCCTATAGATGGCATTACACCCGTAAGTAAAGAAATTTTTTCTTTGTCTTTTTGAAATCCAAGGGGTAGAAGCACCCCAAGGCGTGATTTCTCTATAAGGAAGAAAAATAGTCAAGTCAAATTGATTTGCAGTTACACCATTGCCAATAACAACAGCGTGATCGGATAAATTTTTAAATTGAGGAATAACAATATCTTCAGTTTGATATCGCCATTTATCTTCGATGTAAAGTCCTACTAAATTTACAGTTTCTTCTGTGATATCTTTACGATATAATTTTTGTATCATTAAAATCTCCCTACAACCACTTCAATTAATTTAATTGAAGCGTCCGGTATTTCCTCTAAACTTTTGCCAATTACGCATCCTGGCGTATATAAAATTAAATTACAAGCCTGTCCTACACCTGGTTCTTCACTAGTTACCACTAAGGCTCCTTTAAAAATTGGTCCACGCACTAGAGTAGGTACACGACCAGTAAGTGCTACAGATACATTGCCCTGTGCTGCATTCATTAAGTATGCAGGATTAGTAGATACGACCCCGGCCACTCTTGAATCATGAGAAATATTTGAAATAGTGATTTCATTTTGTCCGCCAAACACTACAACTGTCCCAGCAGAGTAATCTACATCAGCTGTATAATTTTCTGCTAAGTCAGCATATTGTGCTTGGACTGCTTTACCGTATACAATATTCCACCAGGCAGTAGTTGAACCTAAATTTAATGATACATTAGCCCCTGGCAGAAAATTTCGTGTTGGGTCTATAAATGCTGCTAGTTGCGGGCCAGTGGCATAACTGTTTGTGCAGAAAAATCCTAATGATGTGCCATCAGATCCGTTTTCAGAACAAACTAGTGCAGCTTGGGTTTGGCCACTACCGTTAGTGAAACTAATACCATATTGTTGTGTGTTAGTAGCAGAAACACCCCCAACACTAGTAGCAACATGCATGTCTAACTTTGTACCAGTGTTTATGGCGAATCTTGCACTAGGACTACTAATTCCTCCTGCTGTAATTCTTTGTTGTATACCACCGTGGGTAACATTACCACTTATGCCTACTCCGCCACCTACAACCAAAGCACCAGTGGTAGTTGACGTTGCAGCAGTAGTTGCAACTACTACTAGATTACTATTAGTATTAGTGCCAATTTTTGTATTTGCATATGTTTGGAATGAACCTAAGTTGGCACTAGTAGTTTGTATATTTGTATTTGCACCAGTAATTTGATTTTGCAATGAACTTACATTGGCGTTAGCAAATACTTGATAAGAACCTAAATTAGCACTAACATCGCCAGTGTTGTTGATGATTAAAGTCGTATCAACGGCAGCGGCAAATGTTCTTAAATTACCTGTGCTTGGATTAAATGTTAGTGCTGTCCCTACATTTTGTGCCACATTTCCTGACGCGGCATTTACAAATGTAACGTAAGCAGTTCCAGCAGATATATTTGATGTTATTTGTGTGTTAATAGCATTCGTTGCAGTGGTAGCGGTGCCGTTTATACCTACGCCTGACAGTACTTGTGAACCGCTGGATCGATTGTAATTAACATCAGTTGTACCAATAAACAGTGTGCCGTATATGGTTCCATTTAAGCCGCCGGCAAAAATATTGCCTGCCACACCCATACCACCTGCCAACACCACTGCACCGGTGGTAGTACTTGTTGAGGTTGTGGTGTCGGTAAACACAATGTTACCAGTGGCATCATCGTAAATTATATTAGTGCCACCTAATGTTCCACCGTTATTGTATTGTATTGCGCCATCTAGTCCTGTGGACGGACCGCCAATTGGAACATTATTACCAGCCCAATACAATCCTGAAGTATATAATGAATCTGAATAAATGTTGCCGCTGACACCGGCGCCACCAACAACTACCAATGCGCCTGATGTTGTATTGGTACTTGATGTGCCTGCTGCCGCGACAATATTACCACCGGCCGTAATAGTTGATCCAGAATTAATTGCACCACTTATGCCCGCACCACCAACAACAACCACTGCACCCGATGTTGTATTGGTACTGGCAGTTCCAGAATATGCTACAACGTTACCGCCGCTTTTTAAAGTTAATGTATTATTCAGATCGTTAAAATAACCAGAATTAGGAATTACTGTTCCAATGGCTGTGTTTTGTAAACCACCGGCTGTAAGTGCTCCACCAATATAAGTGTCTCCACTGACCCCCATTCCACCACGCACAACCATAGCACCAGTGGTGGTGCTAGAGCTCGCCGTGCCTGCATTCGCAACAATATTTCCGCCAACATTTAATCTACCTTCTATACCTGCACCACCAGACACTCTCAATGCACCTGTGGTATTGTTTGAACTAACAGTGGCGTTAGCTATTAATAGTTCACCAGATTTAATTGTTCCGTAGGTGTTACCAGTGAATACGTTGCCTACCTCTCTACCTGAATCATACCATTCTAAATAACCGCTGTCATTGGCTCTACCTAAAAATGCGTGTTCATCTTGATAATCGTAGTAGTGAAATTTTAAACCAATATCTTTGCCATCATTAAACGTCCAAGGCGCAAGATTGGCCTGTGTGTGTAAATCAATAACAGCATCGCTTATGCTAAGATTTTGCTGTCCAATTGTAAAAATATTTCCTTCAACTTGAAGATTACCAGTAATTCTTGCTGTGGCAAATACTGCATTACCGCTGCTTAAATTGTCTGCCACAAATGTTGATGCATATGACGCAGCAGGTGCGCTATAAGGATTACCGTTTGAATACAAAAAGTTGTCGGTTTTTAATGATGTAACTGTGATTGTGCCAGCCACAACATTGGCATAACTAGATACAATTAAATTGCTATTTGTGATACCAGTATCATCTGTGAATGCAACTACAAACGTGTTGCCGCTTTCGCTCCAGACTAAGGCCACATTGGATTTTACGCCTAAATTTCTATTAACAAGAAAACCCACATCAACATTAGCTACTGTTGAATCACTATTTAAAAGTGTTATAGGATCTTGCAGCTTTGCTTTGGTAGTGTCAGACTGTATAAATTTAGTTCTAGTTAATGCCATTGTAAATCCAAATAGTTTTTGTATTTATGGAAAAAACAAAAGGGTCCTAAGGACCCTTTTGGCTTGTTTGTCTGTAGTATTATAACCTACCAATTACCACTTCAATTACACCTTCAACACCATCAAAATTTTCTAAGGCTTTCCCTATTACTGTTCCTATTATAGGATTATTGTCCGGACGAGCGAATCCATTACCGCCACTAACTAGCATATCGCCTTTACTGATTTTCCCTCGTACTTTACACGGAGTGCGTCCTTGCAAAGCTAAGGCAACAACGTTAGGTCCACGTAACATACCGTTCATTAAATGAGCAGGGTTAGTTGAAACTACGCCTGCTATTCGTTTTGATCCATCTTGAGCTATTGTAAGTTCAAAATCTCCACCAAACTCTAGTACGGTGCCCGGTCCATATGCTGAATCAGCTTGATAATTTTCTGCCAAGTCAGCGTATCTAGCCTGTGTGGAAACTCCATAAAGGGTTCCCCACCAACTAGTTGTGGTACCCAGATTCTGGGTGGTATTTGATGTAGGAACAATCCACCCTGATGTGAACACATTACCGGCTATACCAACACCACCATTGACTACTAAGGCACCGGTTGTAGCCGACGTTGAAACTGTTGTCGCGGCCGCAACTAAGTTGCCACCTATCATTGCCACACCCGCTACGCCTAATCCTCCTCTACTAACTATAGCACCGGTACTTACATTAGCAGTAACAGTTGTAGCATAACCAACTATATTGCCCGATACGTTTGCCGAGCTTGGATTTATTGCCGTGTTACTACCTAAATAGTATGCTAAATTAGCATGTGTAGCAGTTCCACTAAATGCCGAAGCATATATAGTCGAAAATTGAAAACTAGTATTGCCAAGGAATACGTTGGCATTAGCCTGAGGTTGAATGTTTCCATTAAACCTTATTGGATTTGGTCCAAATGCTGTATCTATTCTTTGTAATGCCATTTTCTATATTCCTTTTATTATGCTTGGTTTTCTTGCCAACGCAATACTGCTCTAGCCTGTACTCTAACATTGTTGTTAAGTGGTGTGACTACTACACTTAATGTGTCGGGACCATCCGGGAATGTGTTAAAGCCGCCTAACAAACTATTGTTTAATTCTTTGATCTTACTTAAATCGTATGTGATAGTTTGGAAATTAAAGCCGCCTGTGGTAACAAAACCAGAATAGTTAACAGCATTTTGTCTAGGAGCCGGAGCACCAACAATACCTTGCCATACAACCTCTCCTCCGGTTGTAAGAGTTGCTTGATCGTCGTATTGTGCTAAACTGTTACCGCCAACATTTACCCATACCGGAGCGTTTGAACTTAAAGTTCCGTTTAAAATAATTTGTATTTGGCAAGCATCTGTGGCAGAGATATCACAACTTAATGG